CTCCGTAAGGAGAGGGGGCCTTCTCCCGCCCATAATCTCGCCCTGGTAGACTGCCAGGAAGATCATGGACTTGGCTACTCCAATCACCTTTTAGTTCCTTTTCTATCTCACTTTTCCAATTATGGACAAGTAGGATGGCCTTAGAAATTACTTTGGATTTCAGAGAAAGAGTAGTCTCCTGTTTCCGCGAAGTCATCAACTTCGTTGGATCACTCAACACTTCGGGCCAATGATCAAAAAACATATCATTGAACCTACCCTCATGGGCAGCGTTGGTGAATTCCTTGTTTGGCCTGCTTATGTCAATCGCTTGTTGGCGAATTGCCTTAAAAGCAGGTAAATCTGGAATGATAGGGGGGCAGGGGTGAGGACCCCAATCCCATCCTTTAATGGAATTCAAATATTTTACAATATTTTGAAAACCATTACGGATACCGTCAGCCATTTCGTTTGCTTTAATTTGGATCATGAACTCTAGGGCTAAAACCCAATGGTGCATGTGTCCACGATTACAGCGACGAGGAAGCCCTAATGCATCTACAATACAAAATATTAGTAGAGGGTCATTAGCCACTTCTTTTCCCTTCGCGGTGATAATGGTTAAAATTTGAGTAGACTTTGCGAGTCTCCATGAAAATGGAAACTTAACATTGTCATCTACTAGCTCAAGTAATTCGGCGAAATAACCTCGGGCCGTCAGATCTACATTGAAACCTCTATCATATGCAGTAGCAATTGAACCTGCAAGAGTTGAGAAACTCTTTTGGGCCAGAATGCTCTGTATAGGAAAAGGTGTAACTTCTTGTGTCTTAAAGAAAAACCTCTTAGCAAATTCGAAAGAATGTGCTGATTGGTAACTCTTCTTTAGGGATATTTCTACCCCTAAATCAGACATAAGAGTTTGGTATAGATGAGCAACCTCCGTATCGGCGATTACCAAATCGTCGCCTAAGATCCTATACTTATCTTTATGGGATTTTCCGATTTTACGAAATAAACCACGTAGAATAATATGGTGGCATAAGGCGAAGATGGCCCAAGAACTATAGGCTCCCATTGGTTGACCAGTACTATATGATAAGTACTGTTTCTTCCATGGTACAAAGAAAGGTTTACCAACCATTAGACGCTTCCAAGCGGCAGTTTTATCGTCCCCTATTATAGAGGCCATAATCTGAGTTTGGAAATCTATTGGAAAGCGGTCCGTGGCACTCTTTAAATCAAAAGAGTAATACGGTCCTTGGGATGATAAAACGAACTGTTTTATCGAACTTTGATCAAAGGTACAATCCTCCTTAATAAATTTAAGAGATCGCATAATATATTCATGCAACGGCTTTAATACCGATTGTGACCAATAATCAAAGATTGCTATCACTCTACATTTTCCTTCTGGATCATGAACGAATGATAATCTCCTTAAACCTTTGTTTTGTAACTGTTTGGTCTTTAGGACTTTTCCTATCACCTCGACAGATTCAGGTGTTAAACCACCTTTAATCTTGTCAAAGTAATTAGTAAAATCCTCACCACCGAGAAGTTTAAGATCTTGTTCCATTTCTGGATCAATTTCAAAGATTTCTCCTAGTGCAGACCACATAGCAAGGCCTTTGGGACCAACTTTGGTACTTAAGTGAGGTCTAGTCCAATCTAACTTCCCTTCTTCCGAAGGAATAAGATTATCAATCTTAACCTGGTTAAGAAGATCATAGGTATTGATAACACCTAAGATTCTTCTATCATCAGTAGCTTTAGGAGAAGTAATGGGGGCAGTATCCGGTTTACCTTGGTATTTTATAACCCGGGATAGACTCAATACTGTCAATACGAATCTAACTCGTTTAGGTTCCAGAGATTTAACATCATCAAGGAGAACCCCTAACCAACGGGGTAATCCTTCTTTTGTTAAACCCAAACGGAGATCAGAAGGAACCGGTTTCATCTGAGATAAATACCGAAGAATATACACTCTTGATTCTTTTAAAACATCAATTGTGTACTTTTCTTTGTGATTTCTAAGAAGTTCCGTTACTTTTGATAGAAAATAATCAACTTTCATTATGTAACTTGGAGTATTTGTCAGATGGTGACGTGTAACAAATAATAATATACGTCTAAATCTTAACAGATCTTTATTTTCCATATTGATTTAGTTGAACTGTTTTCAAGTTAGAAGTGATGACTAATCACCTCTTTCTTACCTATTCCAGGACCATCTTTTCTTGGGAGAAATGATGGGGGATTCAGTTAAGGTGGGATTGTCACCCGCCCGAAGATCTGGCGAGAAGGCCCC